CCCTTTCATTATCTATCCTAACCTCCGTGAGCCCAAGAAGTTCTGGGGGGTATCTGATTTGCTTCAGGTTATGGAACCGCAGCGGGAGCTAAATCGGGCAATGAGCCAGCTATCTAGGATATTGGAGCTATCTGGGAATCCGATAGCTGTTCTGGAAAATGTTGAGGAATCGGAGGACATCGCGGTTAAGCCTGGTGCGGTATGGAATGTACCCGAAGATGCTAAAGCCTATCTGCTTGACCTATTGCAGGGTGGGGGGGTCAGGCTGCACATAGATTATATCAATCTGCTGTATAGAACCCTGCACGATATATCAGAATCGCCCCGGGCTGCCTTTGGCGGAACTGAGAGGGACCTGTCTGGGGTAGCCCTTCAGATTGAGCTTCACCCTCTCCTTCAGAAGGTTCGGAGGAAGCGGATCATCAGAACCGCCGTCTATAACCAAAGAAGCGAGATGGTCCTTAAACTTATTGAGAAATACCGTGGTGAGAACTTTGGTAGTAACCGCTATCGTGTCGTCTGGGGCCGGGTCCTGCCTGAGGATGTGGTTCGGCAGGTGACCAACGAGGTCTCATTAGTCCAAACTGGTATCCACTCCCGCAGACGGGCTATGGATGAGCTCGGCATCCAGGACCCAGAGTATGAGTTTAACCGGTGGCTTGAGGAAAGGGAGGCCATCCTCACCATGAATAAAGAGCTTGACGCACGCTTGACCAGGGGTGGAGCGAGAGAGAGGGCTTTACAGTCCCCGGCAGGAGGCGTTGAGGAATAAGTTCAGGAGGTAAACTAATTTGCCAGATGATGAACTAAACCAAAACCCGGAGGGGGAGGAGCTTGAGAGTTTTAAGGCTAGAATTGCTGAGTTGGAGGACTTGGTGGCTGAGCGAGATGAGGAGCTTAAGTCCCGGGGTATTCGGATTACCGAGCTGGAGCAGATGGTAGCCGATAGGGATAGTGAAACTGCTGCCCTGAAGCAGTCTATAACTGAGTCAGACGAAGCGCTGGCAAATGTCAAAGATTCTCTAGCCCAGGCTGTATCCAGTTACAGGGCTCTGGTAGTTCAGGCTAATCCTGATGTCCTTGACGAACTCATTACCGGTGACAGCATTGAGGCAATAAACCAGTCTCTAGAAGATGCCCGAGCTCTCGTCTCCCGAGTGAAGCAGGGGTTAGAGGTAGAAGCTGCCAAGACTAGAGTCCCTGCCGGGGCTCCACAGAGGACGCCACCTGACCTGTCAGCTCTATCCCCGCAAGAAAAAATTCGATACGCAATAGGAGGTAAAAGGTAATGGCACTAACTTTAGCTGAGGGAGCTAAGCTGTCAAATGATATCCTACTTCAAGGAGTGGTCGAGACCATGGTCAAGGAATCGCCCATCCTCCAGGAGTTGCCTTTCATTGAGATTGTCGGTAATGGCTTAACCTATAACCAGGAGAAGACCCTACCTGACATCGACTTCTATGATGTCGGCGATACCTGGGCCGAGTCTACCCCAACCTTTGAGCAGATAACGGCAAACTTAAAGATTATGGGTGGTGATGCCGATGTTGATAACTTCTTAAAGGCGACCCGCTCTAATATCCAGGACCTGGAGGCAGCCGTTGTTGAGCTCAAGGCTAAGGCACTCAGGCGAAAGTTTGAGGAGGCCTTCGTCTATGGTGATAGCTCAGCTAACGCTAAGCAGTTTGATGGTCTAAGAAAGCTCATTGATACCACCACGGCTAGTGACCAGGTGATTGCAGCTGGGGCTACCGGGGCTACCCTGACCCTGTCCATGCTTGATGAGGTTATTGATGTGGTAAAAGGGGGCAAACCCGATATGCTGTTAATGAGCCGAAGGTCGAGGCGTAAGATTAACGCCTTGGTCAGGGCTGCTGGTGGCATGATGGAGACAGACCGAGATAAGTGGGGTAACTTCATCCAGTTCTGGGATGGCGTCCCTGTTGGTATTAATGACTGGATACTGGATACGCATGTCGTTAGCGGTAGTGTTGAGACCGACACTACTGGCGGCACCTGCTCCACCATTTACGCTGTCCAGTTCGGGGAGGGAGCCCTTTGTGGCTTAACTGCACCCGGTCACCTCACCGTAGAGCCAATAGGCAGTCTTGAAGACAAGGATGCTTCCCGAACCAGGATTAAATGGTATGTCTCGTTAGCTCTGTTTAGCTCTATCAAGTCAGCCGCCTTAATCGGCGTCCAGGATTAAAGTAAATCTGGGGAGGGGGGTTTTAGCCCCTCTCCCCATTGGAGGTAAATTATGGGACTCGGAGTAATAGAACACGTTGAACATCCTTTTGCTAAGGGTAACTTGACCTCAGATGGAGTTCAATGGGGTGCTGAAAAAACTACCACTACCGATGGATATGAAACGGTAGAAGAGGGTACCGTTAATCCACCGGCATTGGGAGCTGTTATTGAGTTTGAGTTTGGGCTTACCTGTGCGGTGAAGTCCAGCGGTGCTAGTGAAAGTGTGCTCTTCAAGTGGCAGGCACGTAATAAAGGTGGAACCTGGGTTGACCTTCACGATGAGGTAACTTACTCTGCTGACGCTTCAGCTTATAAGGACTATACCTATAGTGGTCGTTTCAAACCGGTAGCTAACTTTAATACTGTGCCTTTCGATATCCAGTTACTAATCAAGTCAGGCGCAGCTGGCGGAGAAACGGCAGCGGGGAAAACCAAGAACTCAAGCTATGTCAAGGTAATCTATTCTGCTTCGTGAGGTGGCTAGTGGACTTTATTATTGACCGTAGTTTGGTGCTTTACTTGCCTCTTTATGAGTTAGATGGTGCTTCTTTCCAGTCAAGGGATGCCTACGGGCATTTATGCGCGGTTACTGGGGCTTTGTGGAAACCCAACGGCCGTTACTTTGATGGCTCAGATGACGATATACTTATAGCCGATGGTGCTGATTCTGCCCTTGACCTGATAACGGCAATGACATATGAGGTATGGGTGAAGCCAGGTGACGGGGGCGCTGATTATGGCAGATTCCTTTCAAAGACGAGTGCGGACAATGCAACCCGCACCATTCAGCTGGGGAAGGAAGTAGCCGACGAAACGAATATAAGGTGGGAGCTTCTTGCTTCAGTATTGAACTCTGGGTCTGGCGCAGCTGCAGTAGATGCCTGGAATCACGTCGTAGGCACATACATCAATACCCCCAGAAGGGCTATCTATGTCAATGGTATTGAGGTTGCGAGCGATGCTCCTGCCGGCACGATACCTTCTACCGCTGGCGGTAGGGTCTGGGCTGGCTGCCTTTTCAATGGTAACCAGAACTATAAGGGCTTAATTGGCGAAGTCAGGATTTATAACCGAGCCTTAACCCCACTGGAAATCCAGCACAACTATCTAGCTACTAAATGGAGGTACAGATGAAGTATAGAGTAAGACTGGATTTGTCCTTTGCTAGCGAAGCTGATGCTCAGTCTTTGATGGCTTACGCTAAAAACCTATCTGAGAAGGCGGTTAGTATCAATGAGGGCGAGGTTAATGAGGAGATAGCCTTCTGTGATTTAGAGATTTGCCGGCACGATGAGGGTTTACCCTGTGAGAAGCTGGAAAGGGTAGAGATTAGAAAACTGTTACCTAAGTAGAGGGGGTGAGGTAGATATGAACCTGACTGAGATGAGAGCCATAGTCAGACGCGACCTGAAGGATGAGGATGCGGCTAACTATCGCTGGACTGATGATGAGCTGGACAGGCATATTGCCCATGCCGTAAAAGAGTTCTCTGAGTATATTCCCTATGAGCAGAAGGCAATTGAAGCTACTACCTCAGGCTCTAGGGAGATTGATATATCCACCATAACTGACCGAATTATGGTCGAAGCTGTGGAGTATCCGGTGGACAAGTTCCCCAGGAAATACCAGCGCTTTTCCTTGTGGGGAGATATTTTAACCATCCTTGGCGATGAAGTTCCCGATGGCTCAAATGCCAATATCTACTACGGCAAGCTCCATACCCTCGGCGAAAGTTCTACCATTCCTGCCACATATGAGGACTTAATTGCTGCCGGTGCTTGTGGCTATGCCGCCGTTGAGTGGGCAGCCTATGCTATCAATCGAGTTAATGTTGGTGGCACGATGACCCCTAGGGAGTTCCTTGCCTGGGGTGAGGAAAGACTGCGCTTCTTCAAGGACGAGCTAAAGAGACTGGGCAGGAGAAACAGGGCCAGAGTCCGCTCCCTCTATAAGCCCTACTATCCGCCGGTGTCAAAATCAACCGATTATGGACCATAAAAAGGAGGGACTATGACCAGTAAAGAAGGACTGCCTCAGACTAAAGAGGGCTTGCCTAAGGAGGCATTTGCCATCGTTGGCGATGCTGAGGACCCTGAAACCTGGAAGCTTCCTCATCACAAGAAGAGTACCTTTAGAGCCCTTCAAGGGAAGCTGGATATTGCAAAGACGGTTGACTGGGAGCGGATGCCAGCGGCTGTAGTTGCCCTATCACCTAGAGGACATAGGGGACAGAGGGTGGAAGCCGGTCCCGAGGATATTCTCAAGGCAGCTAAACACTTGTCCGGACACTACCGGAAGGCGGATAAGCCCCTTCCTGATACCCTAGCTGCTTTAGTGTAAGAGAAACCATGTTAGAAAACCTTTATAGAACTCTATGGTCAAGAATAGGCAGTCGCCCCTGGACTTATATATTGCGGGATACCTGGCACAAGCTTGAGGGCCTTTGGATTATCGGTCTGGTAGCCATGGGCGCACTACTGGGGCATTGGCTCTGGGACTTAATCTTCTGGTTTCTCTTGGTCTTTGCTCTCGGCTACATTGCTGGTCACCTTTTCTGGGGAACCAAGTATGTCCCCAACCAGCAGGATGATTCAAGGCAAAGCTGATTAGCTGCGAATTATCTCTCCTAAAGGGAAGTGACACGATGCGAAGTCTATCATCAACACTATTAGCTGCCCAAAAGCAGGCAGCCAAAACTCCCTATGTTAAGGTGGAAGCCTGTAATAAAATTTCGGGCATCGTCAGGCTTGACTGGACAAGGCTCTATACTGGAAACGAGGATGACTACTTTCACGCTGTTACCATGCCCGGCGATGGCTCTCTAATTAGAGCTAGGATAACTCCACCCAGCGATTCCAGGAAGCTCTATCGTCAGCGGGTGGCTAATCCCGGCTCAGGCTCCGATTTCAGTCAGTGGGTTTACACTAACCAGTATAATGCCGCCGTTGTTGCTTGTGCCTCGTTGGGGGCCGAGGTAAGCATCTTCTGGATAGACGGCGTCAATAAGGAAATCAAGCGCATAAAGAGTACCGACTACGGGGTAACTTTTGGAAGCCCTGAACTCATTGATTATTCCCCAACCACCGCCGTCTACGGTATAGCCGTTGCCTACAAGCCAAATGGCGATTTAGCCCTCTTTTTTGCTGACCAGGCTACTCTCTATGTTAAGAAGCACGTCGCTGGTGACTGGCAAGCCAAAGCCGCCTGGGATAAGACTACCGGTAATTTATCAGGCGTGGCTTGTGTCTACGATGCTGACTGGAACCTCTTTGTCACCGGTAAGGATTCGGCAGGTAACTTTAAGCTGTGGTCGCTCATTTATGGAGATGGCGGCGCAGTAACCGCCGATACCTGGTCACCATTAAAGGAATTCGCCTCAGCCCCATCAGGTGGCGACTTTGAATACCATCGAGCCTTTATGGATAAGCCAGATGTCTATCGCATCCTCTACGTGGAGAAGTTTACCGGCACCGAAAGCTATAATCGCCCCTTCTGGTCTCACACCGTTGGCGACAGCTTCCTCAATAACCTGTGGCGCGAACCAGTCCCGTTTAACCTATCCAGTGAGTATGGATTAGCCATCGCCCATCATGGCGACTATTGCTGGCTATCAAGCCCCAATGGTGTCTGGAGAGCTCCCCTAACTGCATCAAGCCTTGATTTAACCGCTGATGTCCTCTCACTAAGGCAGGAGACCGGGGAGAGTCAGGGAAAGCTAACCGTTGAACTGAGAAACGATGATGGACGCTATGCCTCACCAGGTAGCGGAGCCTTGTCAGTTCTTGATATCGGCTGTCAGTTGGACTTCAGCCCTGGCTATCGCACTACTGCCGGTAATGAGGTCAGTTCAGGGCAAACCTTCATCCTCGATGCCTATG